CGAGCAATGCCCTACCCGCCTGTGCCTTGGACATTCCCATAAATGGATTATTTGGGTCATTTTGTGCAACCTCATACAAGGCGTTAAGTTCTGGATTTTGATCGATAAGCATTCCCCCCTGTTCATCTTTGGAAAGCCGACGGGATTCCATCACATTTCTTCGATCCCCAAGGAGGTCGAGCATTCCGTCCTGTAGACGTGAAGCGGGAACTGTTTCACTCTGTCCTGCCTTGGACTTATCAGTAATAATCGCACCGTCTTTATCCTTGGCATATATAGGGGATGGATCTCCTTCTCCAGTTTCCACGGTCACATCTGCGCCGTCTTCATAAAATTGGTAGAAATCAGATGCTTTGAATGCTTGATCAGCCACTGATGGGGCGGAACCTTTTTGCGAGTAAAAATCTCTTTGTCCAACATATGCACCGTCTGGAGTGTAAATTCTAACGCGAACATCCTGACCGTTTCCTTGGTATTTGGATGGGTCCACCTGTTCGTATTCAAACCTGTATGGTTGTTTCTCTGTGGTAGTTGCACTGGTTGGTTTATACCCAATCACCAAGCGTCCCTCATCATCGTATGTACCAGTTGCCTCATCTGTTGTAGATCCAAGCAATGTCTGTCTGAATATATCAGTGTCTGTTTGTGCAGTCTTTCTGCGGATACTTTCCTCCAAAGGAAGCAGTGATTCAAGCGAACCTGTCTCCGCAAAATCACCTGTGCCTGTGAGTAATCCTACTTGTGCTTTTAAAGCATCTGCCATGCCCTCTCCATAGCTTGGTTGTTGTGGATAATTTATATCAGTCCCGCCGCCCATTGTTATTTCCTCCTAATAATTCTATTAAAATCGTACCATTTTATTGGCTTTTTTTTCAGTTCTCGCATCCATCCGATAAAAGGCAGTGGATATGGAGTGCGTGAAATAAATTCTTTTATACTGTTTTCACCAACTGCTGTGCGTACATACCAGGCATTAGGTGCAATGACTTTCCACTGGCTGTCAGGATGATACTGTGAATCAGTCCGCACAGGTTTTACCAGTAAAAGTGAACTGGGAGTAATAAAAACATATCCATTTGCGGAATATGTCGATATGTCAGCAAACATATTATTGCCTGTCGCATCGTAAAATTGTTTTGTTATTTGTAGAATATTCATTCCGCCATCAAATATTCATCGACATCAGACGCACTAACCGCACTGCCGAGATTTACACGGACCCAATTTGTGCCGTTATCAACCGCAAGGCATGGGTTGCCCCCATCACCATTACTTACATAAATTACCCGCCCGGTGGTTCCATTGCTTGGTAGGTTTGACACTGTCTTGTTTTCAAGCACTACCTCAGTAGATGATATGGAGGGTATTGTGACAGTGGGAGTGCCTAGTAAATTTAATCCCGCAGGCTCAAGCTCGATGCCTGTGGCATAGGTGAAGCCAGGTGTCACTGTTGCAGTAGTAGTCATTATGCCATCTCTCTCCTTGCATTTGCACCGCCTGCAATAGCTTCCAGTGATACATGCCGGAAGCTAGGCCGCCCTGCCGTTACATCGATCTCTACGTTGGCGGCGTAACCGCGACTTCTGCCACTGCCAAAGCGAATCAACTTCTCTTCCGCTGATCCCGAATAATTCTCCGTGTGTACAGTGTTCGATCTGTCCGGGTCGGTTGTGTTGACCTTCACGGTGAACTGATCCCCGTTGTCCACTTCGCATCCCAGTTGCCCTCTCTTCCAACTCTTCACATCTATTGTGTTGAGCGTGAATGATCTTGTCTTCAGTTTGGCGGTTATCGCGGTGCTGGTTGTGCTTGCGCTCCCTACCGTTCCCGTGATGTCTGTGGCGGCTTCCTCGATTAAGTGCCATCCTTTATCACTGACTGCAAAAAGTCTGCGTTTCTGTGGGTTACTACCATGAAGTACGGTGACGAAATCATCGATTACGAAACCAGACGGGAATGAATCTACTGATGTCCATGCGTTGTTTAATATATCATAGATAAAACATTTGTTATTATCCGTGGAAGATCCTGTGGGGCAGGCTAAAAAATATTTATTATCAAATACAATACCACATGACTTATCAGCATGGGCATAATTAACATCTTTAAATTGATCCTGTATTGGACGGGATAATGGAATGGCTTCTCCACTAACTTTTGAAATTGCCACTCCCAATCCTTTGCTTGGATCTAGTCCTTGCTGAAGGGTGAATACACCATCATCAGATAAAAAGTAATATTGTGGTCCACTTGCGGCAACACTCTTGCGAGCTACACATCCACGTTGACGGGTGATTTCAAATACTGCGGCGGCAGAAGTAGTTGCCACATTGTTTATTAAATGGATTGAATTACGAAAGAAAACTAATAACTGGTTTTCCAAATAAGGCTGAAATCCCACCAAGAAGTCTGCTGTTCCTTTATTGATTCTGAACTGCGACTCTGCTGTGTAAAAATTATCAGTGTCCAGTAAGTCAGACATAATCACGGTATATGCAGAATCTGATGGTTGAGGAACTATGAGTCTATTACTGAAAAACAGACCGAAATCTGTGCGCGGACATTCCACTCTTCCCGCAGTTGGTGATCCATTGTTTTTCAAATCGAAGGTGCTGTCCACAGTACCGTCTCCATTAGTGTCAGTGAAACTACCGTCCCATTCAAGTGGATCTTTTGATGCACCCCTAAACAGTATAAGCTTTTGCAAGGACTGACAGAATGAAGGTTTGTCAGCAGTAGCAACAACTTCACTGCCAGTATAATCTACATATATACCTGTGTTATTTTGATCATTCCATAGGATAACTTTATCCTTGGTTGCACATGCAATGTATTCATTTCCTGTTGCGGGGTCAGAAAACAAAACCGAAGCAAATATTTCCTCTGTACCCGCTGAATAGGTCAAGGTTACTGCACCCGCCTTAAACTCGATACCCTTACGCACTTCTGCAATGTCACCATCCAAGCGCATATTCTCAGATGTCTCCACAAATCCACCCTGCAAAGTAGTAGGCTCAAGATAAGAATCTATACCCTTAAATCCCCGATCTCCTTCTGAGGCGATTGGATCATCCATGCGTCCAAATGGTTCG